AAAACGCAGAACAAAGATACGATTTCTACCATACTCAAGAGGACAAAATCCCGTTTGACATATCGCTCCTTAACACCATTACAAAAGGCGGTGTTTCAAATAAGACTCTCAATATTATATTGGCGGGCACAGGGGTGGGAAAAAGTCTCGCAATGTGTCACTTTGCTAGTGCCAATCTCGCCGCTGGACTCAACGTACTATACGTTACTCTTGAAATGGCAGAAGAGAGGATTGCTGAGCGAATCGACGCCAATCTACTTGATGTCCCGATTGACCAACTTGAGACGTTGCCTCAACAACTTTTTGATTCCAAGGTTAACAAACTCAAAGAGAAGTCTAGAGGAAAGCTTATCGTAAAAGAATATCCTACGGCCACAGCTCACGTTGGTCACTTCAGAGCTCTACTCGATGAACTCAGACTCAAGAAGGATTTCAAGCCTGACGTAATCTTCGTTGATTACCTTAACATCATGGCATCCTCTCGTGTAAAAGGACTTGGTGGATCAGTCAATACTTACTCATTGATCAAAGCAATTGCTGAAGAATTACGCGGACTTGCAGTTGAGAATGATGTACCTATTTGGTCAGCAACTCAGGTGACAAGATCAGGATTTGGAAATACTGACGTTGAATTGACAGATACATCAGAATCGTTTGGACTTCCTGCTACAGCTGACTTGATGCTTGCTCTTATCTCTACGGAGCAGCTTGAAGGAATGAATCAACTGATGGTCAAACAGCTGAAAAATCGATACAATGATCCTACTCAAAATAAGAGATTTGTGGTCGGTATTGATCGATCAAAGATGAGACTGTATGATGTCGAAGATTCTGCCCAAACCTTATCCAGTGACGAAATTACTCACACCCCACCGGCCACAAATAACGATTTCTCAGCCTTCAGGATATAGGTGTTCAACTGAACACTAGTACTCAACTGAACACTAAAATCTGTAATACAACTTAAAAAAAGTGCGGTTTTAGGCAAAAAAGGTATTTACAAAAGCCTGATTTGTGATAGAATGATCTCAGATCACCATGGTTATTGTTACAGGTTCAGGCGCAAGAAAACGTGAAATGGTCGAGTCCATCGCAGAGTTTTGCATCGATACGATGATGCCTCGTTTGAAGGACAAATTGGATATCAACATCAAGCTAATCCCTCGCCTTACTGAGAATGAGGGATTAGCTGGTGATTGTATTTGGGAAGATCCTTCATGTAATCGTCCTAGAGAGTTCACAATGCGTGTTGATTGTACTCAGTCCTATCAGGCGATGCTTGAGACTGTAGCCCATGAAATGGTTCATGTGAAGCAGTATGCTCGTGGTGAATTAAAGGACCTTTCAAGATCGAATAAATACTGTAAGTGGCATGGTAAAGAAGTGAATTACAAGTCAGTTCATTACTATGACCAACCATGGGAGATCGAAGCTCACGGCCGTGAGAAAGGTTTATTTGTCCGTTGGTTCTATGATAGTAAATGGAAAAAGTGTCATTGGGCCCAGGTTTAAAACCCGTTTTCCTATAAATAGAATAAATTCGGACTATTAAGGCATGTTAAATCTAAAATCTTTCTTCACATTTTTTAATGAAGCAACCAACCTTGGATCAGGTGAGTTAGGGAAACCTAATACTAAAACCGGTGAAAATAGGACCGATATTCTTAGAAATTTAATTAAGGCCAATAAGCCTCTTGAACTAGTAAAGGGAGGAACGGTTGTAATTGGAGATGTTGAAGGAGCATTAGCAGCAATTGACCAATACGAAAAAGATGGTAATTCATTTGCCATGCTTGATACTGATGGTAATCCTGTTAAAATTACCGAACTTAAAAAGTCTGCTGTATTTGGTGGTGGAGGAGCAGGTGCTGGTGGAGGAACCGCACAAACAGCAATTGCTGAATCTGCACAATGTGTATGGTGTGCAGCAATGTTAGATCTTAGTATTTCAGCACCTATTGAAGATTATACCGACGAGGTTTTAAAAGCCGCATACAAAAAAACTGACATTGGTAAGACTACCTTAAAACAGGTTTTAGAAATCGATGATGGTTGGAAAACAAGTGCGTATCTTTCAGCTCAATTACTTATTAAGGAAGGTTACATTAAGAAAGGTATGACTTTCCATCGTGATTCTAAGTTGATGAATGCAATCTATAAAGCAAAAGATCTTGCATTTAAGAATAACGATTTCCCTAAGTTCACAAATGACAAATGGAATCCTGGAGATATCTGGGCCGTAGATTCAACATTTGATGTAAAGTCATTGGACACCGATACTGTAAGAGGATTACAGAAATCTGTTTTAGAGAATTTTGTGAATAGAACATGTGTTGGTATTTCACTTAAAAAGATTGTTAAAAATGCTAAAGCTAAGGATTTAAATGTCCAACTTCCACCTGATACCGATGACTACAAAGTCCTTGATGCAGCGGCGAAATCTATTAAATCAGGACGAGGAAATATTTGGTCTTCGAAGGGTGGTATCATTAAGTATGATGATGGCTTCTTAATGGTTAAAGACAATTCAGCTTACGGTTCAATCAAGGCCGAAATTCAAGGTAAGACAGCTCGAGGTGGTGGTGTTGGTTGGGGATATATTAAAGACTCTTGTAAACAGACTCTACGTATCATTCTTCCAGAAATCAAAACGATCGCACGCTCTGCTAAACTAATCGCGAGGGGTGATGTTAAAGAAACTGAGAAGATGTTCAAACTTATGGAAAAGGTTGAAGGCATTACTCGTGAAGATTTTGATGATAATATTAAGAAGAAAAAAGGTGATTGGATCCACGCTAAACTTGGTACACTTTACTTAATCGATGCTGTAAATGTTGGCGGTCCAAAGGCAAATCGTTTCGTCACAAAACTCATTAACTACGCTGGAAGTAAAACTGAAGACTCATCTGCTTACGTAAAAATTTATGAATAATGTCGTACTAGAAGCGTTGGACTTACATCGCGAACACAACATTCCTTTATCAGAGAATATTTTCAGACCTCATTCTGAAAACTATTACAAGCTATTCTGTGCAGCTCGAACTCTTAAAGAGTCATTAGAATTGAGTGATTTTGATTCATATCTCTTATCTACTGATATTGGTGAATTTGGAATCTATGAAGGAAAGGAAGTTCCTTTAGATCATCCTTTGATTGAAGAGAAAGAGCTTAATAAGCCTAAGCGCGGAGGAAGTAAGAAATTTTATGTATACGTCAAGAACGATAAAGGCAATATAGTCAAAGTAGAATTTGGTGATACCTCAGGTCTTGATGTTAATTTTGATGACGAAGCAGCCCGTAAATCATTTGCTGCACGTCATCAATGCCATCTTAAAAAAGATAAAACAAAACCTGGTTATTGGTCATGCAATCTTCCAAGATACGCATCAGAGCTTGGTCTTAAAAACGGTGGAAATTTTTTCTGGTAATATGAAACCCTATACTGACATTAAAGAAGGAAATAAGAAGATTCGCACCTTTGAAGCAGGTGTTGATTCTTCAGAGCTTGTTTGGCACCGTGATAGAGCATACCGTAAGGTCACGGTTCTTGAGGGAGAGGGTTGGTCATTTCAAATGGATAACGAATTACCGAAAGAGTTGAAAGCTGGTGATGTCATCGAAATTCCTAAAATGGCGTATCACCGTTTATATGAGTCAGGTTCAACTGACCTTAAAATTTCAATCGAAGAATCTCCTGTGAAATCATTCAAAGACTATATTTCTGAAGCATCTAAAGCTGGTAAGAATACCCACATGACTCATATTGAGGACCGTGTTCTTTACGCCGGTGTTAAAGGAGCAAGAGAAGCAATTCTTGCTCTTCGTTCATTACGAGATATGCTTGCCGGAAATACAAATTCATCAACAAACGTGACTGTCAAATGGGATGGAGCACCTGCAGTTTTTGCAGGAACTGATCCATCCGACGGTAAGTTCTTTGTTGCTAAGAAGGGAATCTTCAATAAAGAACCTAAAGTCTATAAGAGCGAAGCTGACGTTCGAGCTGATACATCAGGAGATCTTGCAGATAAGCTAGTAATCGCATTTAATGAACTTAAAGATATCGGAATTAAAGACGTTATTCAAGGCGACATTATGTTCACGAAAGGGGACGTTGCTTCTGAATCAATTGATGGAGAGAAATACCTCACATTCCAACCTAATACACTTGTATACGCAGTACCTACCAAGTCTGATTTAGCGAAACAAATCAAGAAAGCTAATATGGGTGTTGTATGGCATACAACATACAAGGGTGATAGTTTCGAATCGATGAGTGCATCTTACGGTGTAGATGTTAAGTCTCTTAAGAAGAAATCATCACTTTGGCAAATCAGTGCTGATCTTCCAAAAGATCTTTCAGGTACTGCGACACTTACAAAAATCGAAACAGACGAAGTGACTGAGCAATTGTCAAAGGCAGGTAAGATCTTTCAAAAGATCAAATCTACAACTCTTAACGAGCTCGAAAAAAATCCATCACTTGCCATTAAGCTTGAGACATTTAATAATACACTTGTACGTAAAGGAGAGCGTATCCAAAATACTACAAAGCATGTAAATGATCTTATTGCGTGGTTTGATGACAAGTACAAAAAGGAATACGAAAAGCGTACAAGTGACAAAGGTAAGTTAGCTGTACTTCAACGTCAGAAAGAAGAAATGAGATTCTTCTCAAAAGAGAATCGTAAAAATCTTGACTTGATGTACCAGTTAATGAATGCTATTGTGGACGCTAAATTAATTATTATAAATAAGCTTGATAAACTAAAAAACATTGACACGTTTGTTCGTACTAAAAACGGATTTAAGGTGACAGGTTCTGAAGGATTTGTTGCCATCGATAGTAATTCAAACGGTGCAGTAAAACTAGTTGATCGTTTAGAATTTTCTACAAACAATTTTTCACCAGACGTAATTAAAGGTTGGGAACGATGAAAGACTTAATTAATACAGTAAGAGAGATGAAACTCAACGAGCAGATGTATGGCTCAGTTGATTTTAATGATTGGACATATGCCAATCCGAATAATCCAATGGTCGTCATTTCAGGATATGGATCAATGAAGTTTGATCAACTGAAAAATTCTATTGACCAAGATTTGAAAAAGCTAACTAAGACAAAGGATTATGGCGTCCTTAAATATGAAGTTGGCCATCGTTCAACACCATCAGCGTTGCAAGTAAAGATCGCTGCAGCAGGAGAAATTGATGCGTTCATGAAAGGTAATAAATACAAAAAGCTGATTAGAAAAGGACAATGATTAAATCTTTCAAACAGTTTAATGAGGAAAGCAAAAAGGAAGTAGTCTTCACTTTTGGACGCTTCAATCCACCTACAGTTGGTCATGGTAAACTGATTGCAAAGGTTGCTGCAGCTGCTATTGGTAACCAATATAGAATTTACGCGTCACAATCAAGTGATCCAAAGAAGAATCCTCTTGAGTACAAAGAGAAGATTCGCGTGATGCGCAAGATGTTCCCTAAGCATGGTCGCAATATCATTGAAGATAAGAATGCGAAGACTGCTATGCATATCGCTTCTATCTTACACGATCAAGGTTTCACTAAGATTACTATGGTCGTTGGTTCTGATCGCATTGGTGAATTTACAAAACTTCTTAAGAAGTATAACGGCATTCAAGGACGTCACGGTTTTTATGATTTTCGTGACGGTATTGAAGTGATCTCTGCCGGTGAAAGAGATCCAGATGCTGAAGGAGTCGAAGGCATGAGTGCATCTAAAATGCGTAAAGCTGCAATGGACGGTGACTTCAAAGCATTTAGTCAAGGTCTTCCTAATGAGTACGGCGAAGATATGACACTCTTCAATCTTCTTCGTAAGAGAATGGGATTAAAAGAAATGACGACATTTAGGAAGCATGTTCAACTTCCAACCATTTCTGAAAAGAGAGAGCAATACATTTCAGGTGAGATTTTCAATGTTGGCGACGAAGCCATTACTGAATCGGGAGATTTAGTCATTGTTAAACAACGAAAATCTAATTACATCATTGATAGTGAAGATAAGAAATATTTTATTGAAAAGCTGTCTGCGGCTTATGGTAAAGGTCTTTCTAAATCTACTAAGGATAAACGACAGGCTCAATTTAATAAGCAAGCAAAATTGCCGGATGATGACCCTCGCTCATATAAACCTGCTCCTGGCGACGCTAGAGCAAAAACAAAAGTATCTAAATATACTAAAGCTTACCATAAAAAATACGGTAAGGACGAGGCACTAGAGCAAGGTACCGACGAGCTTGTAAAGGCATATAAGAAGCTTACTCCTTTAGAAGAAAAACAGATCGAAGGACTCAAGAAAAAAGCTGAAGAATCTGGTATTTCATATTCTATCTTAAAGCAGGTATTTGATCGTGGTATGGCAGCTTGGAAATCTGGTCATAGACCAGGGGCAACACCACATCAATGGGCATTTGCTAGAGTGAATTCCTTTATCACGGGCGGTAAAACAAGAACTACTGCAGATAAAGATCTATGGGCAAAGGTAAAAGGAATGAAAGAAGCTTTTGAACCACATTGGATGTATGATCCAGAAACTGGTGAAAAGGAAAAAGCAGAAAAGCCTGAAGACCATGAGAGACTAGCTGCAAAGGGATGGACACATGAAGATCCAAAACTTAATGAGAATGTACTTTCAATTTTAAAGACATTTAAGAAAAAAGTCTCTCCTCAGAATATCACTCGTTTAAAGAGGACATTTAAGTTTTTAAGAAAGGTAAAACCAAAAAGCCCATTGTTTAAAGCTATTGACAATATGCTTGATGACTTAGACCCTAATGCTTTAGAGAAACTAGCAGATGCAGGTATTAATATCGTTTCAAACCTTGCTGCATTAAAATTAAAATTGAAGAATGAAGGTGTTGGTAAGACTAAAGAAACATGGGAAGATGGTTTTAAACGTCGTGTTGTAAAAACAACTAAACCAGAACACATAGAGCAGGGATATAAGTGGCGAATTAAAGGTAAAGATCGTGACGAGATTTCGATTAAACTTTACAAGGAAAAGCCTGATTTTGAAGAATTTAAAAAGCAGATGAAGCGTGTCGCCGGACACGAGTTTGGAAGTTAAAAAATCTATAAATAGTATAATACTACTATATGGGAGACATGAATCAAACTGATAAAGTAAGACTAGACCGTATTGAGGAAAAGATCGACAAGATGTCTGAAGCAGTAATTGCTTTAGCTCGTGCAGAAGAAAAAATCGTAAATCTTGACGAGACTACTCGTATCATCCTAAAAAGGATGGTAGATCAAGATGAGCGTCTTCGTAAAGTCGAAACGATTCAGCACGATAATGAGAATACACTTAAGACGATCAAATCTGTTGTATGGACTTCTGTCTCCGCATTAATTACTTCAGCAATCGGTGCACTCGCATGGATATTTAACTCTGGCCCAAAATAAAAAAATGTTATCATTCAGACAATTCCTTACAGAAAAACCTTTGACACCTTCTCAAAGATTACAAAGAAGTCGTCAATTAAAAAGGATTATGCCTAAGCTTCAACAGAAGCGTAAATTAGCTTTAAAGAAGAAAGCTTCAGTTACTAAGATTAAATCAAGAGCTGAAAAGCAAGCTCGAGAGATTATTCGTAAGAAGCTTCTTAAAGGTAAAGACTATGCTACATTGTCATTTTCTCAGAAGATTGCAGTCGATAAGAAATTAGAAACTAAGAAGGGTGCAATTAAGAAGCTTACAAAGAAACTCATTCCAAAACTAAAACAAGCAGAAGCCGAGCGCTTGAAAAACATTAGCGGCAATTCATAAAATTTATAAATAGAACCATGTACCAAGACGATTTAACAAAAAAACTTGCTGAAGCAGTAAAGAAAATTACTGATAACGCAAATGATTATACGCACCGCGGAGGTAAGGGCCACGAAGATTTTGTAGACCTTCATACAATTGATGACAAAGATGATCCTGAACAGGAGAAGCAGACTGAAGAAAAGGGTGATAAAGAAGAATATCAAAAGTTCTTCCAATCTGCCCTTAAGAAGTTTGGTGTAAAGTCACCTGCTGAACTTGACGGTGATAAAGAAAAGGAATTCTATAACTATGTCGATGACAATTGGAAGTCAGACATGGAAGAATCTGTTGAGATTGATGAAGCCTTTATCGATATCGATGCTGCTGATCCCAGTGCTCCTGGTTTAGCAAAACTCCTTAAAAAGAATAAGGTTAAAATGAAGATCGTCTCAAAAAAAGGTCCGAACGGTTTCCCTCTTGTTAAGCTTACTGGTACAAGAAAAGATCTTGAAAAGGTCTTATCTGATCCTAAAGACGGATGGGATGATGCTGACCTTGGAGAGTTCATCGAAGAAGGAAGCGACTGACAAAAAGACAAAGCGTCTGAGGATCAGATTCAGGAAAAGTTCGTAAGCACATACGATAAAGCTCTTGAGAAGGCAACAACTAAAGATGATATTCTTAAACTATATCCAAAAGCTAAGTTCCCTAGACCATCTACATTCGGTGGATTTGCAACATTGGAAAAGAATCTCTTCATGAAGTACTACTTCACTAATGGAGGTAAATTCTATGTCCAAAAAGTTTATTCTAAGAAGGGTAAAAACTACGTAGATCTTTACGATATCCCAGAACCAAAATAATCACATGCAAAATATTTACAAATTAAACGAGTGGGTTGAATTAACAGAAGACAGTATACGTGTCAACATTGGTGACGCAAAGGTAAAGGATGAAGATGATCCTAATTTCCTAAATCTTCTTAAGAAGCATAACGTCAAAATGAGTGATGTGTCTGTTGTTCCTGGTTATCCAAAGCCTGCGCTCACACTTACGGGTAAAAGAAAAGATATTGAAGCTGTATTAAAAGATCCTAAGCATGGATTTAATGATAAAGGTGGTAAAATTGCCTCAAGAATTGATGGTGGCAAACCTTCAAACAAGAACTCTGTTTTAAGTATCGACGTTAATCTTGTCAATCTCAAATCGCGTGATCCTCAGCTAAATAAAGGGCCAAAAGATCCTAAAGATCCAGGTTTACTAAAGCTTCTTAAGAAGCATAATGTCAAAATGAGTAATGTGCGTAAAGTCAGTGGTTTCAGTAAACCAACAGTTACTCTTACTGGTAAAAAGAACGATCTCATAGCTGTATTAAAAGATCCTAAAGACGGATTTGCCGATAAAGATGGTTCTCTTGCCAAATCACTTATCCGTGAGTCTGTTGAACTAGAAGAAGCAAAGATTGATAACTATATTGCTTCTCTTAAAAAGACGTACACTAACATCAAAAGATTTAATCCTAATAGTGACGAATGGAAAACTCTTAATAAGGAGTTGTCAAATCTCTCTGATGACGATCTTCAAAAAGTTGTTGATGCTAAGATTCCATGGGCTTCTACCATGGCTGAGCCAATTTTGAAATACGGTAAGTTTGCTCATCTTCGCCACGGAGGACCTTCAAAGCGTTAATATTATGACAGCGTTAGACGCCATTATTGTTACAGCAATGGCGTTTGCGCTGTGGGTATTAATTAAGACACATATAGGATGAGATAAATAATTTCGTATGAAGTTATTTGATGAATTAGATAATGATAATTTTGAAATATTCGCTGCAAAGTATTATAGAAATCCTACATGCCTTTCGGCACAGGAGTTCTATGATGATTTAGCGAAATTTAAATACATTGTAAGACTACTAAGACGTTATAGAGAAACTGGTAAGATTCAGACAAGGTTGCTTTTGAATCATATCATTATTGTCTATAACGTTTTTGAAATACACGCAGCAACTCGTATGCTATTTCATAGAGTCGATGAGGATCTATGGCCAGCGTTAAAGACATTTCTAATTTTTTTAAATTACTTACAAAGGAACACATACCAAGATATAAATATTGATTTAGGTATAGCAGCCAAACTGAAAGAAATATAATTATGGGATTATTCAGAGGACCAGACTTTTTTTATGCTTTACGATTTCTTCGTCTATTGACGATGCCGTGGGAAAAAACCGACGCGTTTAAAAAAGGCATTGTAGACAATAAAGGAAAGAGGCTTAAAAAACCTGAAACATCTGAAGAAAAGTCAGCATATACTATTTTTCATAGGCTAGTGTTCAATATTCGTAGACTTCTAGGGAAGATCCCTCTCGGTCAAAGTACTATTGCACGTTATGCATCTGCACTATACCTAATTAAGGAGCATACAGGTATCACTGATAAAAAGCTGACCAAGATCCTTAAAGAAGCATACGACATAGATCTCTCGGAATATAAGCCTGAGTTAAACGAATGGTATTTGACCGAGGATGGTAATATAGAACAAGGAAAATATGCACTCATCCGTGACATAGCATTGCCAAAGACAGGAGAATTTTTAGCGTTAAAAGGTTCTTTGGTGGAAGTGACGGAAACCTCGCCACATGGCTCTGTGCTGGGCCATGTGGTTTTTAAAGCTAAGCACATCAAAACACAACAAACCGTTTACGTTACACAGGAAGATATCGCTAGATGAAAAATGAAGAAATGACTACGGCAGCAATTGATGTTGTCGACAGACCTCTGGGCGCAGTACAAAAGCGCAAATATCGAGTTTTCGATGTTTCTATGGAAACTTTTATGAAGTTTCAAACTGGCCGGATGAAGTATGAACGATGGTCAAAATTCATTAATGAAGATGAGCGAGGTATCGTCGATTATTATAATCGAAATAAGAATGCTGTGATTGTTTTACGTAATTCGGAAAATGGAGCATTGAGAGCTCTGTATAACACAAAATAGGTAAAAAATAGAATTTACTTATTCCCTTGTTGTGGTATAATACTAACCATCAAAGCACTGCTATGTCTATTTTCGAAGAACAAATATCCCGTAAACCCGACCACTACCCTTGGACAGAAGATTTTATTACAGCCATGCACAATGGCTTTTGGACTGACAAAGAGTTCAATTTTCAATCTGACGTACAAGACTTTAAAGTTAATTTAACCGACACAGAACGAGACATGGTCACTCGTTCTCTTTCAGCAATTGGGCAGATCGAAGTTGCTGTCAAAACGTTTTGGGCAAAGGTAGGTGAAAACCTACCTCATCCGTCTATCACAGATCTTGGTTACGTAATGGCCAATATTGAGGTCATTCATAATAATGCCTATGAGCGTCTTTTAGATGTTCTTGGTATGGAAGATATTTTTGAAGAGAACCTCAAGCTTGAGATCATTCAAAACAGAGTCAAGTACCTTCGCAAATATCTTAAGAAGCGTTATAAAGATGCTAAGAAGCAATATGTCTATTCACTCATTCTCTTCACCCTATATGTTGAGAATGTTTCTTTGTTTAGCCAATTCTATACGATCAACTATTTCAATCGCTTTAGGAATTTGCTTAAGGACACTGCACAACAAGTTGCATATACATCACGTGAAGAGAATATTCACGCGTTGGTTGGTATCAAGCTTGTAAATACGATCCGTGAAGAACACCCCGAATTGTTCGATGAAGAACTTATTGAACGTATTCGTTCTGAGTGTATCGAAGCATTCAAAGCAGAATGTAAAATCATTGCTTGGTCCGTCAATGGATATCAGTCTGAGAATCTCAGTACACCTATTCTTGAAAACTTTTTGAAGAATCGCTTTAACGATTCACTTACGCAAATCGGCATTGAGTCCGTATTTGATGATGTCGATGAGGAACTTCTTTCTAAGACCGAATGGTTTGATGAGGACGTCCTTGGAAATACTGCAACAGACTTTTTCTTTAAGCGCCCAACTGAGTACTCAAAGAAAGACAAGTCCTATGATGAAGATGATCTTTTTTGATAGATAATATAATATGGAACGCTACTATTGGTTGAATGACGACTCCCGCAAGTTTCTTGAACGGGGCTACTTGATGGATAATGAAACACCCGAAGATCGAATTAGGGAGATTGCTGATACCGCTGAAAAAGAGCTTGGTATCGAAGGCTTCTCTAATAAATTTCAAGAGTACATGTCTTATGGATGGTTCTCTTTATCTTCGCCTATTTGGGCAAACTACGGTAAAACACGAGGACTTCCAATTTCTTGCTTTGGATCGTATATCGACGATACTCTTGAATCAATCCTTGGCAAACAAGCTGAGGTTGGTATGATGACTAAAGTTGGTGGAGGAACTTCCGCTTACTTTGGTGATCTTCGTGAACGTGGTGCTGATATCTCTTCTGGAGGTAAATCAAATGGTCCCGTTCATTTTATGGAATTATTTGAAAGTGTAACTAATGTTGTTTCTCAGTCTAAT